GAGGGTTTGTTGCTATACGATGGTATACCACACCCAATTGAATATGGATTTAAACCATGTGCATTTGGAGAGGGTAAAGATTTTGCCCTAGGTGCGTTATCTATGGGTGCTACATCTGCTCAAGCAGTTAACGTAGCTAATGAACATTCTTTACATTGTGGTAAAGGTGTTACAGAATTGACACTAAAAGTTAAAAAGCATTAGGAGGGTAAACAATGCCAAAATATAAGACAACAGGTTGGGTTAAAGTTAGAGATAAACTTTCTTGTTCAGCAGATGAATTGTTAGAAAGTATTATGGAGGCTACATCTGACATGGGTATATCAATATATAATGATGAAGACAAAGCAGAAGAAGATGGTGTAGACTTACACATAGTTATAGATAGGGAGGAGTAAATGAATATAAAAAGTAATGATATGGTCGCAAAGCCACAGCACTATGCAAGGTATAAGATTGAGCCAATAACATTTATTGTTGAGAACGAGATACCTTATTGTGAATCAAACGTAATCAAGTATGTCTGTAGGTGGCAACACAAACACCCTACAAAACAAGGACAGATTGAAGACTTAAAAAAGGCTAGACAGTATTTAGATATATTAATTAAGAAAGCAGAACAGGGGTAACATGGATATAGCAACGATTGATTTCGAAACCTATTACGATAGGGACTACTCTCTATCTAAAATGACTACTGAATCTTACATCAGAGACAAAAGGTTTCAGGTCATAGGCGTAGCAGTCAAGATAAACAATGGTAAGACCGAATGGTATAGTGGAGATGATGTCGGTAAATTTCTTCACTCACTCATACTATCAGACAAATACCTACTAGCACACCATTCGGCTTTCGATGGTGCTATCTTATCATGGCACTATAATATAAAGCCTAAGTTTTGGTTTGACACTATGTCTATGGCTAGACCATTACACAACATGACAATAGGTTGTTCGTTGAATGCACTGTCATCTTGTTACAAGCTAGGACAAAAAGGAACTGAGGTCATTAATGCATTAGGAAAAAGATTAGAGGACTTTACTTCGGAAGAACTAAAGCAGTATGCAAACTACTGTATTAATGATGTTGAACTTACATATAAATTGTTTAAGGTTTTAGTTAAGGGGTATCCGCAATCAGAACTTAAGGTTATAGACCAAACAATTAGAATGTATACCGAGCCTGAGATTGAATTAGATGTTGACTTACTTGGTGATCACCTAACAACTATAAAGACAAACAAACAGAAACTTGTTGACACGCTAGCGACTAAGTCTTCTGGATCTGATGTGAAGAAAGTACTCATGTCAAACGTTATGTTTGCTGAGCTTTTGAGAAAGGTCGGAGTCGAGCCACCGACAAAAGTATCTATAAGAACAGGCGAGCCGACTTTCGCTTTTGCCAAAACCGATAAAGAATTTACAAAGCTTGCTGAACACCCCAAGCAAATCGTACAACAACTTGTATCAGCGAGGTTAGGTGTTAAGTCTACTATAGAAGAAACACGAACAGAGAACTTAATAAAGGTTAGTGGGAGAGGTAAGTTACCAATCATGCTTAATTATTATGGAGCACACACAGGTCGATTTAGTGGTGGAGATAAGATGAATCTACAGAACTTACCTAGAAATGGAGTGCTGAGAAAATCATTGACAGTACCACAGGGCAAGATGTTGGTGGCTTGTGACTCATCGCAGATTGAGGCTCGTGTCGTTGCATATATAAGTGGGCAGACAGATTTAGTCGAGGCTTTCAGGCAGGGCAGAGATGTATATAGTGAATTTGCTAGTGAAGTTTATGGTAGAAAGATTACCAAACAGGACAAGCTAGAACGATTTGTAGGTAAGACATGCATACTAGGACTAGGGTATGGTATGGGTGCAGAGAAATTTAAGAACACCTTATCATTAGGACAAGGTGGTATGTCAGTAGACATTGACATCAATGAGGCAAAAAGAATTGTTAACTTATATAGACAGAAAAACCATAAGATAGTTTCTCTTTGGGGTGTATGTGATTATGCTTTGAGGGGGATACTACATAACAGGGAAGACTCTATATTAGATAACATGTTGGCATATGATTCCAAAGGGATTGTATTACCAAATGGACTTCGTATCAGATACCCTATGCTACGAAGAACTAGAGATGGGTTTGAGTACATATCTAATGCAAGAACTTATAGGAAGTTAAAGACTACAGGTAAGATTGAGGATAAGGAATGGACTAAAATCTATGGAGGGAAAGTAACAGAGAACATCGTGCAAGCTCTTGCAAGAATAGTTATATCAGAACAAATGATAGAACTCAGTAAGTATTATAAAGTTTTATTCCAAGTACATGATGAACTAATTTTGATCACAGATGCAGAAAAAGTATCTGAGACACGAGAACACGTTGAGACAATCATGTCAATGCCACCGTGCTGGGGTAAGGATTTACCTGTAGCTTGTGAAAGTGGGGTTGGCTATAACTATGGAGAATGTAAATGACAGACATAATAGGAACAGATGGAAAAGAAATTAAATCTGAAAGTGAAATGAAGAAAGATAAAGTACTTAAAGTACTTGAGGAAACACTACTAGTTGCGAAAGAAAGTAAAGAAGTTGAACAAGTATTCGTACTAGTAAAAATAAAAGGTGTCTATGTAAGACACTCTACACAGATAGATGACGTACCTAGTGAACTAGGTAGGATAGATATGCTTAAAAATGATATACTAACTAGAGCAAACTCGAGGGCTCAAACTGAATGACAAAAGAATTAACTCATAGCTATTCATCAATCAAGATGTACGAGCAGTGCCCAAAGAGGTACATGCACCAACGTATAAATAAAGATGTTGTAGATAAAGGTAGTGACGCTACTATCTATGGAGAGAGAGTACATAAGCAGTTGGAAGACAGGCTAAGTATCGGTACCCCACTACCTAAAGAGTCAATTAAACATGAACAAGTTTGCAAAACAATCGAATCACTTACCAAAAAGGCAGACCTTTACCTTGAACAGAAGCTGTGCTTGAATGCTAATCTTACACCAACAGGTTGGTACGAGAGTGACGCATGGCTGAGATCCATCCTTGATGTGTTAATCATAAAAGATAACAAGGCTATCGTAATGGATTGGAAGACAGGTAAAAGAAACCCTGACTTTACCCAACTAGAACTTTTTTCACTACAGGTATTTAAACACTACCCTAAGATAGAAGAAGTTAGAACAAGTTTCATATGGTTAAAGGAAGGTAAGACAGACTCAGAAACTTTCACACTAAAGGATACTAAGGTTATGTGGGCAGACTTACTATCTAGAATTGAAAGAATCAATCAATCATATAAGTCAGGTAAGTTTCCAGCTAGACCTAGTGGCTTATGTAGATATTGCCCAGCTCAAAAATTATGTGAGTATGCCCGTATCTAATACTTGACATACGTGTAAATCTATATATTATTATGAGTAATACACCTGAGGGTAAGATAAAAAAGAAACTTGACACTATGTTAAAGTCTCTGGATGTGTGGTTTTATAGCCCACAATCAGGCATATATGGTAAGTCAGGGATACCTGATCGAATCGCTGTAGCAAATGGTAGATTCATAGGTATTGAGTGTAAGGCAAATAAAAGTAGGAAACCTACAGCCTTACAAGTTAGGTGTATGAAAGATATTGAGAGAGCTAATGGTAAATGTTTCGTAGTTTATGATGACGATACCATTAATGAAGTGAAAGATTATATAGAGAACGTAGCATATGATAGTAGTAGAACAGGCAAAGGCACTAGCACTTAAACCTAAATACCCAAACAGAATTTTGGAGACTGTTCCAGAATCCAGACCAATGACGTACAACAACCATGAACTTGTTGTCACACCGCATACCATAGAGTCGGTTCAAATTTTGAGACAAGTCGGACTGAAAGCACCAAGTCCTATTTTATATTATTATGATTGGTCAGGAGAATTTACACCTTACCACCATCAGAAAATGACATCAGCATTTTTAACTATACATCACAAGGCGTTGGTACTGAATGAAATTGGTACAGGTAAAACTCAATCAGCTCTATGGGCAGCCGACTACCTGATGGGACTAGGTAAAATCCGTAAGGTTTTAATTATCTCACCTTTGTCAACTTTAGAAAGGGTATGGGGTGATGGTATATTTAAAAGCTTTCCACATAGGCAAGCAGTTACTTTACATGGTACTAGTGCTAAGAGAAAGCAACTTCTTAAAACTGATTCTGATTTCTATATTATAAACCACGATGGTTTTGGAATAATCTCAGAAGACATACATGGTATGTTTGATTTAATTATAGTGGATGAGGCAGCCGTATTGAGGAACCCATCTACTAATAGGTTTAAATTATTCCGTAAGTTTATGGAGAAGAATAAAAGCACTAGGCTTTGGTTGATGACAGGTACACCTACACCAAACGATCCAACTGACGCTTGGGCTTTAGCTAAACTTGTTGACAGTCCTTATAACACTAAGACATATACAGCGTTCAAGGAATCAGTAATGATTAAAGTAAGTCAGTGGAAGTGGGTACCAAGAGTAGAATCTGTAGACATAGTAAAACAAGTACTACACCCTGCAGTTAGGTATACAAGGGATGAGTGTTTTGATTTACCTGAGACAGTATTCCAAACACGTAAAGTCGAACTAACACCTGACCAAAAGAAACACCACGACAAGATGTTAAAGAACTTTGTAACTGAACTAGAAGAAGAAGGTACAATCACAGCAGTCAACGAGGCAGTTAAACTACAGAAACTTGTACAAATAAGTTGTGGTGTTGTTTACGGAGACGATGGTGATCACATTGAGGTAGATTGTACACCAAGAGTTAATGTAGTTAAGGAAGTAATAGAACAAGTCGATGGCAAAGTAATAGTTTTTGTACCACTTACTGGTACATTAAATATGTTAGAGAGGATTCTCTCAAAACAGTGGAGTGTTGGAGTAGTTAATGGAGCAGTTTCATCTAAGAAAAGAAATGAAATATTCTATAACTTTCAACATAAAAAAGATCCCCACATTCTTATAGCTCACCCAGCCACTATGGCACATGGGCTCACACTTACAGCAGCAAGTACTGTTATATGGTATGGACCTGTGACTAGTAATGAGCAATACATTCAGGCTAATGGAAGAATAGAAAGGATAGGTAAAAAGCATGTATCAAACATTGTACATATTGAGGCAACTGAGCTTGAGTATAAGATGTATGAGAGGCTTAAGAGTAAACAGAAACTACAAGGTATATTGTTAGATTTAATTAAAAAGGAGAGGTCATAATGTTAACTGTAAATAAAGTTATTGAGGCATACCTTAAACTTAGAAGTCAGAAGGAAGTTATAGAGTCCGAGGCACAAGAAAAAGTTAAAGGTATAAAAGAACAAATGGCCAAGCTAGAGGCTTGGATTAAGAATAGGGCTGATGAAGAAGGTGTTGATTCCTTTAAAACAGCTAGAGGTACAGCATTCTTAAGTACTACTGACTTTGCTCAAGTAGCAGATTGGGATGCAGTCCTTGAATTTATAAAAGATAATGAGGCTTATGATTTACTAGAGAAAAGAGTTAGTAAAACAGCAGTCCGTGGATACATTGAAGAAGATAAAGTAGTACCATCAGGTATTAACTATGGAACTCGTATCAATGTTAATGTAAGAAAACCAGCAAATAAAGCGGAAGACAATGAGTAGGTCAAAGCTTTCTATAAAGAATTCAACTTTTTCCATAATCACTGATGGGGAATGCGACAGTCTATCTGATACAAGTTTAGAAGTGGTGTTCGTTGGGGCTAACCCAAACCTATCTAAGATATGGTATGAAAGTGAATGGTCAGGTGATAGAGATTCTAATACACCTGATTGTTTTTCCCTTGATGGTAAGACACCTAGTAGTAGTAGTGTGTCACCTCAGAACGATATCTGTGCATTATGTCCACGTAATGCATGGGGTTCTAAGATAACACCTCAAGGATACAAGATTAAAGATTGCTCTGATATAAAAAGAGTAGCCGTTATTCTTGTAGATAAACCAAGGCGTGGTGTGTGTCTGTTAAATATAACACCATCATCACTTAAGAACTTAAATGCATATCACAAAACACTATCAATGAGGGGCATTGCTCCTGAGATAGCTAAGACTGTACTATCATTTGATGAGAGTGTTGACTACCCTAGATTGAAATTTAACTTCGGTGGTTTCTTATCAGAAGATGTTCAGAAATATGTTGATACGTTCATAGGATCTGATGATGTGAAGTATGTCACAGGAGAACTTACTATGCCTAGTGGACAATCAGCTACCGCAGAGGACTTTGGTTTCTCTGTTGAGGTAGGTTATATAACTAACAAAGAGGAAAAATAAATGGCTAATAAAACATTTACAACCCCAGTGGGTGTCGCAAACTACCCTTATATAAGTAAACCCGACACTCAATTTGATGCAGAAGGAGTCTACAAAGTTACTCTTGCTGTACCTGAAGACGAGGCTAAACCTGTAATTGAATTAATCAATGCTGAGTTACTAGCTGGTGTTAAAGCACTTAAAGAGTCAAAACCTAAGACTAAATTTAAGAGTGCTCCACTACCATACGCTAAAGAGTTAGATGATGACGGCAATGAAACAGGTAATGTCTTAATTAAATTTAAATCTAAAGCAGCATACAAACCATCTGTCTTTGATGCAAAGAATAACCCTATGATTAACCATAATATATGGGGTGGTTCTGAGATTAAAGTTAATGGAGCTATTGCTTTCTACAGCTCACCATCTATTGGTCAAGGTGTTACTCTAAGACTTAGAGCAGTACAAGTTATCCAATACGTTGAAGGATCTGATGGGGCAAGCAAATTTAACTTTGAAGAAGAAGATGGATATGTAACAACTAGCTCTTCCGAAGAAGGGTTTGAGGCACCAGAACAAGTTGACGTAAGTGTGAACGTTCCTGCAGCCCAGGCGGAGGAAAGCAAACCTGTTGCTAAACCTAAACCAGTTGCTAAACCAGTCCCAATAGAAGAGCCTGAAGATATACCAGTAGCGTCATCAGATGATGACCTAGCTGCTGAGATAGCTAAGCTTGTTGGGGAATAATAAATGAGTAAGCTACCTCTAGACTTTAAGAAAGTTGAGGCTTTAAGAAAGCATATGTTACTTACTACTAGTAATATGGCTACACTCCTAGAGGTATCTCGTATGACTTACTACGGATGGGTTAAAGGTAAGCCTGTCCGTAGAAAGAATGATGAGAGAGTACGAGATATGCTAAGGAAACTACTGTCTATAATGGAAGATGGGTGGCCTATGCCTGAAATCATAGCATTAGAACAGAAGTTTAGGTTCGAGAGGCTCCTTGAGGTTTTAGAGAAAAAGGAATAGTATAACAAATGGTGGCTAGTTACGTCTAAAATCCCCAGTCGTTAACCAGCGGGATCTAGTCACCATAACATTAAGGTAAAGCAAATATGAATATGTTGGAATTTCTCCAGCAAGTTTTACCAGACGAAGGATTTTATGTAACCACTGTAATTAACCCTGATGGGAGAAGGCAGGGATTCTTTAAGTCTGTGGAAGAACTTGCAAAGGTATGTGAAAGATTAGATAAAACAAATAATAATACTTACTTTGCTATATCAGCATTCAAACAAAAGGGTAACAGGAAACAAGATAATGTAAGGGCTACCAAAGTCGTAGCTATAGATATAGATTGTGGTGGTAACAAACCATACCCATCATGGAAAGAAGGCTTAGTAGAATTAGGTAGGTTTGTATCAGAATTAAAATTACCAAAACCTATGATAGTACATTCAGGTAATGGACTACATGTGTATTGGATATTAGATGAAGAACTACCACCCGAGCAGTGGAAACCTCTAGCTGAGGCAATGAAACAAGCTGCGATACAAAAAGAATTTAAGATAGACGCTGGTCTTACAGCAAATAGTGCATTGGTATTAAGACCTGTGGGCACTCACAATCCAAAGAATGGTAATGAAGTTAAAGTATTAGTAGAGTCTGAGCCAACAAGTGTTGAAACTCTAACTAAATGTTTGTCGTATTACTATTACCCGGCAGCCGCAAACGAAAGTCAGACACAGGACAACTCGTTGTTAGATAACTTGGCTACTAAAAATGAGTACCAACCAGCAGTGGGTTCTATTGTAGCTAAGAAATGTAAGCAGATAGAGTGGGCTATAGACAATCAGGATAAGGTAGATGAGCCTCTTTGGTATGGCTTGATAGGGGTAGCAGCTTTTTGCCAAGACCCTGAAACAACAGCTATAGAGTGGTCTAAAGGGCATTCAGGATATAGCGAGAAGTCTACATTACAGAAGTTAAACCAATGGAAAGAGTCCGCATCAGGTCCAACTACATGTAGTAAGTTTGAATCTAGTAGGCCTACAGGGTGTAAAGGGTGTAAGTATAGGGGTAAGATAGGCTCACCAGCTAGACTTGGTGTGCAATACCAAGAGTCTCCTATAATAAACGAGGCTCCTGATAAGGTAGCTAATTCTGTACCTATGCCTAAACCATTTAAAAGAACTAAAGATGGTATCAAAGTAACAATTGATGATACCGATATTGATATATGTAAGTTTGATATATACCCAGTGGGGTATGGGTTTGATGAGTCATTAGGGTATGAAACAGTTAGGTTTCATTGGAACAGACCACATATGGGGTGGCAAGAACTATGTCTAAGACAAGCACATTTAACTGATGGTAACAGGGAATTCCCTACTGCCATAGCAGATCAAGGTATTGTACTTTACAATAAGAAACAAACGGAGTATTTTCAACTTATGCTAAGAACTTACATGGAAGAGTTAAAACAGATTAGAACTATGACTAACCTTTACGCAACTATGGGTTGGAAAGAAGATAATACATCTTTCTTATTAGGTAATACATTAATTAAACGTAAACCTGATGGCTCTGTAATAGAGGAAAACATAAGTCTAGCATCTGTAATACAAAGACAAGGTGGAGATTTATATGGTACTAAAGGCTCTTTAGAACAATGGGTAAACCTCACATCAATTATGGAGAAAGCACATTTAAAATCTCACATGTTTGCATTAGGTGTAGGATTCTCAGCCCCACTATATAATTTTACAGGGTTAAAAGGATTGACAATATCTTTGTATGGACCAACAGGTGGTGGTAAAACACTAGCACAATATTGGGCACAGTCTATATATGGTGATCCTGAGAAGTTACACTTTGCTGCTAAGTATACTCAGATGGCTTTGTTCTCACGTCTCGGTACGTATGGTAACTTACCATTAACAATAGATGAAGTAACCATGATGAGTGATAAAGAGGTAGGAGACTTTTGTTATTGGGTATCACAAGGGCGTGATAAAGCAAGACTTAATAGGAATGCTGAAGAAAGAGATGCTAAGAAGTGGGCAACACCAGTACTAGTATCTACCAACAAATCTCTACAAAGTAAACTTATAGCATCTGGTCTTGATACTGATGCACAGATGGCAAGGTTACTAGAACTTACTGTACCACAGGCTGATGTATTTATAAGAAACAGTGACGTTGGTAAGAAGATTTATCAAGCTATACATACTAACTATGGTTATGCTGGTAAACAATTTATAAAGAATTTAGTAGAGATGGGGCAAGAAGGTATACAGTCAGCTATAGCTGAGGCATCAGATAATTTTAATAAAAAATATAGATGTAGTTTTGGCGGTCAAGAAAGGTATTGGGAGCAATCTATTATCCTTGCTGACTTATCTATGAGCCTTGCAAAAGATTGGGGCTTAATAGAATACGATTATGAACAGTCTACTGAGTGGGTGTTAGCACAGATAGGTGCAATACGTAGGTCAGTACAAGAGAATCAAGTAGATGCATTTGATCTTGTTGCAGAGTACATGGCAGATGCAGCAGATACATCAGTTACAATCATGCATACAACAGGGCAGAAAGCACAACCTGATTTCTCTAGAATACCAAGAGGTGATATAAGAATAAGGCTTGATGTATTTAGAAGGTCAGCAGCAGATGCATTTGATAAAGGAACTATGATGATTGATAGGACTCACTTTAGAAAATGGTTATCTATACGTGGTGCTGACTATAAGACATTCAAACAAGAACTTATTGCAGAGAATGCTATTGCTACACCTAAGTCAGAGAAAGCGTCACTAGGTAAAGATACTCCTGTGAAACTAGCACAGACTTATGTAATAGGATTTAATTTAACACACCCAAGATTCCAGAGTTTACTTGACAATGCAGATGTAGAGGCGGATGATTTATCATATGGTCAACTACAAGCATTAAATAATGAATAATGAAATAATTCTTATAGGTTTTATCCTGTCACTGGTACTATTATTTCCACACAGGATAAAAACTTTCTTCTTAAAACCCACACTTTCTATAGTGGAATTCATTTTAGTTGTACTTATTTTACTTTACATAACAAGTATTTAGTGTTAAGTATTAAGTATTATGTGTAACAACATACCATATACTGCTAAAGAGATGGAGTTTATTCATGCCATCTTTATCATCGATCCTAATGCAAAATTTAAAGTTGTATCTAGGTTAGAGACTAGAGATGACTACAAATATGGAGCTATAGAGTGGGAAGATGGGTATATGCCTATACCATATGAACATGTAGCTGAAGTTATAAATGAGAATATAAGGGCTAAATAGCCAAGGAGAGGACATGCCGAGCACTAATAGGTCTAGCATATCGCTGGCCACAGCACACGATATAGTAAGAGCCTGGAACTTACCAGGAATGAAAAAGCAAAAAGATGTTTTTGAATACTTAGGGCTATCTACAGATTCAGGAACAATGTCTTTTTATAGACAGCAAGCAGAAGAATTAACAGGCATTAAGCTAATGCCACATAACAACAATAATAATGTAGTTGCAAGAAGTGAACGTGCTAATCTGCCACCACTAACTAATCGTGTAGATATAACTGACCACCCATATTCAATGCTGGTATTTTCTGATGCACATTTTGAAGGACACGAAACAGTATCTTTTAAAATTATGTGTGAAGTATTAAAAGATTTACTTAAAACAAGACAACTTAAATTAGTTGTAGCTAATGGTGATATCATGGATTTATCTATTCTATCTTCATTTGCAAAGTTTCACACAGAGATAAGGCCAAAAGAAAGAACAGTACAAAAAGAGATATATGATTCTCAGGCTCAAATAAATAAAATACAAAAGATTATTGATAAAGCTAAATATCCTGTAAAACAAATTGCAACCTTTGGTAATCATGAAACTAGACTATCAAAAGTAGCTATGTCTTGGGGTAGAGCCTTTGAAGATTTAGAAGCATTTAAGATACAAAGTTTATTTCCTGATTGGGATTGGGCTATGTCTCATTTAGTAGATGATACAGTTTTAATTAAACATAGAATGAGAGGTGGTGTCCATACTGCGTATCAAAACTCTATGAGGTCAGGTATACATATTGTAACAGGACATACACACCAACTGAACTTTAGAACATTTAACACATATTCCACAACATCAATGTCTATACAGACAGGACACTTATCAGAACAATACCATCCTTACCTTGAAGATAATGTAGCTAATGATTGGAACAATGGATTTGCTGTAATAACTGTTGACCCACAAGAGAAAACAGTTCATCCTGAACTTGTGCAGGTAAGTAATCTCCATCGTTCAGCATTCTTTAGAGGTAAAAAATACACAGTATGAAAAGGGTTAAGATAGAAAACACAAAAGGAATCAAAGAAAAATACCCTATAGTTATCATAGATTGGGAAGATCATACTGCTGACTCTGGATGGGTAGATGATGTAGATGTTATTGAGCCAGCATACTGTCGTAGTATAGGGTGGCTTATCAAAGAAACTAAATCAGAATATAAAGTAGCTGACTGTGTTACTGCTGATTCAGGTCAAGGTGGTATTCAATGTATCTTAAAAAGAACAGTATTAGATTTATGGTATGTTGAAATGCAAGATGAGGACTAGTGATTATTTATTGCGTCTTCGTATGCATCTAATAAAAACTGTGTATCAGGTCTAATATTTTTAGGAGCAAACTTTTTATATCGTTCAGCAGCCGGTAGTGACCAAGCTCTATATGCTCTTTGTGCTGAAGGCAACCAGCGTTTTAACTCAAACTCAGTTCCTCTGTGATCTTTGTTGTGCTCTCTAACATCTCTTTCTATTTGTTTCATAGCTTGTCTATCTTTATTTATCTTAGCTTTGACCCACGCATTTGTGTAACTTCTTTTAATTGCTTTAACATAACCATCAGTTTGTTTGTTCATTCTTATAACATCATTCTGGTATGTAGCACCTGATGGGTAAAAGTTTAAAAACCTGAAGAAAGTTTGTAGGCCGCTTACATCTTCTTGTATTATCTTACCATCTTTATTTGTTACATGTCCGTTTGCCATATAAGATATACCATCTGTTACACCTCTTAGTGCACCGAATGGTTGGTTTTTAAATACATCAGCCCAAGAAGTTGTCTCATCTTTAAAACCTATAGCTTCTAAACCTTGCTGTGCTACTAAATTCATGGTTGCTACAGTTTGTTCTGCTGCAGAATATACAGGACCAAAGAAGTTTTTAATTTCTTGCCAGTTATCTGAGCCTGCTTTTCCAATACCAGTTAGTGGTATTAAATCACCAAAGCCTAATCTAGTAGACATGGTAGCTCCAAGATAGTAATCTAAAATACCCCTCATAGCTATTGGTGATGCTCCAGGTGCAATTCCTTCTATAAATTCTGCTAGTTCTTTTTCTACAGTTCCCTTTTTAATACCCAGTTTTTGAACTAATGTATCTATTAGATCTGATATGTCATCAGCAAAAGGTAAACCTTTTAGTCCTGAAAGTAATACAAGTGTACCAAGTAATATTAACTGTTCTTTCCTGCCTAAGTTTTTTATAAGTTCTACAGTAATAATTACAAATTGTTTATACATAAAGATGTATTGAAGTACATTACCACGAGCCATTTGCGGTCTGTTAAACATTCCGTATTCACCTTGAGATGTGTTAACAGCTTTTATAGCAAACTGCTCTGCATTTTTAGAAGCTTCTTTTAAACTTTGGCCAGCAGTTTGTAGCTTATCTCTTTGTAATCTGTATGCTGCTAAGAAAGTTGTTCTTCTATTTAACTGCTCTGTGTATGAGAATAGTTTCATCCATGCTCTAACAGCACCAGCTAAGTTTTTCTTAGCCATCAATCCACCTCTAGCTGTACCAACTAAAGCATTAAACTGTGCAGCTTGAAGTACACCTTGTTCAGTAGCTTCAAGTAATACCTGAGCTTCGTCTTGAGTTATACCGTATTTACTTTGTAATGCT